AAATATTAATTAAAGAAAGATGAATAGAGATTTCCAACACGGTGTTATTTCGGGTATTATATTAACCGTTTTAATAATATTTATTATAGGAGTATTTATTTTATGAGAAATATTAAGCTAATATTAGAAGTAGTATACTTCGTACTCGTAGCCTTACCTATTATGTTAGGTTTCTATATCGTTAACGAAATTTACTTTATATTTAAACGTAGACTATGAATTACTTTGCTAGAAATATTAAACGCCTAAGGCTAGATTATGGCTTAACTCAGGAAGCTTTAGCTAAATCTCTAGACGTATCCGTAAGAACTCTACGACGTTGGGAGAACGGAGATCGTTTACCCTTAATATCGGACGTTAAAAAGATAATAGATAAGTACTATATAGATGACGTTTACGAGCTAGTCTACGGACCACGTAAAAAAGCCTTTATAGAAATTCCTAAACTATACTATATATGAAAGATAATAAAATAGGAGGAGATCATTACGTAATGAAAATAGAGCCTATAGAGTTTATAATGCGTAATAAAATACCCTTCGCGGAAGGTAACGTTATAAAATACGTATCTAGGCATAGGCAGAAGAACGGGGTAGAAGATATCCTAAAAGCTATTGAGTATCTTAAATTTATAGCTTTCTACGAGTATAACGAACTTTTATAAACAATAAATAAAATGGCAGAAAAAACACTATACGAATGGTATAACCAACAAATGGTTAATAAGAAAGAACGTGAACGTATAACCGCAGTTGAATGGTTAGTTGAACAATTAATGGAAAGAGATTTTATAAAGAAAAATTATGAAACAATTGAACAAGCAAAAGCAATGGAGAAAGAGCAGACATTGCAGTCATATATAGAAGGGGCAGAGGAAGCAAAAAAAATATTCAAAGAAGAACTTCAAGAATTTATTGTACTACCTAAAGATTTTATCTATAAAAAATAAACTATGGCACAACAAACAGATATTTCCAAAATGGAAAGAACTCAAACGGCAGTAGATTGGCTAGTTAAAGAACTAGAACTAGAAGGCTATGACTATACGATACAGAAAGCGAAATCGCTCGAAAAAGAGCAGATAAAAGACGCTTATTGGAACGGTACTATAGATATATCTAAAGAGGAAGCTTTAAACTATGCGGAAGACTTTTATAACTCTTATTATAATATATGAAAACTACTCATAATATAGCGGAATATATAGAGAAGAACCAAACTAGAAAGAACGTAAGATGGCGCTACTTCGGCGGTCGTTTATTCTTCGAGCTATTCCCCGGTTTTTGGCAACACGAACATTCGTTCGATCGCTTCTACCCTCTTTACGAATATAAAAGAAACCCAAATGAGAACCCGGACGGCACGTATATCAAGTAATTACTACGCTATTAAAGTATATTTTATCTACGGTACTTACCCGGCTTATTTTAACTATCAGATAGTACTAGGAGAAATACAATACTCCTTTACTACCTCGATTAATATAGCCTTATTTTATACGCTAGAAGAGCGTAATAAAGCTGAGATATTTTTAAATAAAAACCTAAAAAAACTCGATGTTAAATACTTTGAATTTGAAAACGTGTAAGTACTGCGGAGAAACTAAACCGCGCGAACTATTCCCGGCTAACCCTTTAATGAGCGATCTACGGGAAAGTAAGTGTAAGAAGTGTCGAGCCGCTTACGATAAGGATAAACGCGCTAAACGTATTTTAGGAAATAAAATTTCACATTTCTAATAGTTCGAGTATACCGTTTTCCCGTTAGATCTAGAAGCTCGTAAAATTTGTTTACGTTGCTTTCCGGTACTTTCGTAGGAAACGTGCACCCAATCCGGGTTATTAGAATCCCCAAACTCATATATTAATTGGTCGAAGCTTAGGTTATCCTTTATATAATCGAAGATCATCCGGTTAGTAATACCGTTAGGAGTGCCGTCCATGTCGATATCAATGGCTTCTCCCGAACAGTGCTGCGAGGTTAAACTCCCCCCAATCGCGGCATTAAGCTCCTTCGATCTATACCCGGAGGAAATAATAATAGGGCAGCGGAAATGCGTCCTAACGGGTTCGAATATCTTTTCTGCTAATAGCTTAAAGTTAGCTATATGTTCCGGCGTAGGCATATTAGAGATTCCTTTACGCTTAGCGGACTCCGATCTTACTACTTCCGATAGATCTAAATGCTCAGATAGTTTCATTTCTTTATTTTAAAATATAAATAAACTAAAATAATAATTAAAAGCGATACGAGCCAGTTTAAGCGGCTATCAGCCTTTCGCTTATACTCGTTCATTTTTATTACTAAAGTAGCGCTATCAGCCTGTAATAGCTTTATACGCGCATTATCTAGTATAAAGGACTTAATCGTATCGTGTATCGTAGTAGACTTTAGTATATCTCTAGTTTTCCAATTAGTAACGTATACGGTATCGTTTACGATTTCCGTAATCGTTTCGATATCTATTCGTACTAAAGTATCTAGCTCTATTAACGTATCGGACTTAGTTATAAAGGTAGTATCGTTAGCGCACCAACCTCCTTTAACTACTACTTTAGCGACCTCCTCTAACTTCTCCTGATCTCTTAGTACGCGCTTTACCGGATTACAGGATAATAGTAAAAAGCATAAGTATAGAAATACCAATAAAATTATTGATATACTAAGTAAATAATCAAACCTACTTTTCATCTTTCTTAAATATTTTCTCCGCCGAAGTTAAACCTAACGCCGCGAAAGCTAGAGATGCGACCGAGTAGACTAACGCCTCAGATGGTTCGTTTTGTTCGGTATGGTTAGCGTAGAGCGTCCAACATAGGAACCCGGCGCACATTACGCCTACTAACCTCTTAGAAGATGCCTGCCCGTTTTCGGACACGAACCCGGATAAGTAACTAATTATTTTTTTCATTTTCGGTAGAGTCTATAGTTGTTATCGAATCGGTAGAGGTTTTTTTCCTCCCCCAGAAATTAGTTTTCTCCTTTATAATAATCGTATCTCTAATCGTTATAGTCTTAACTATTTTAGCATCCTCTTTTAACTTAGCATTTTGCGTCTTTATACTTTCTACGGTTCTTAATACTTCCTTCTCCGTTTTTTCTATATGCTTATCGATCTTCGGTAGGAATTTAACAACTGTATCAATATGCTTCCTAGATTTAATTAGGATAGTATCAACCCTATCAAAGTTGATTTGCTCTTCTTCGATAGGGTTAACACATGATGAAAGAAATAGTATTGCAATTAATCGTTTCATTTGATTTTTCCGAGTTCTTGAAGGACTAAGATTTTAGATGTTGTAGCCGAGAGCAATGAATCAGACCTCTTGAGTTGTATCCCAAGTGCGTCTATCTTTGCTTCTAACTTCTCTATCTTAGAACCTTGCTGCTCAATTTGGTCGGTATACATTAATTTCTGATCTACGTATAAGTAGCCAATCGCAATTAATGTAATGAACAGAAAACCCTTAACCGGATCTTTGCTGAACTGCTCAAATGAAATCGGTAATGCACTAATCTTTTTATCCATTTTCGTTTTTCTCTTTTTGGAGTTCCTCTGCAATCTTTTGGTTGATTTCTTGCAATTGCTTCTGCAAGTACTCAATCTGTGCTAAACAATCATAAGCGGATGCCTTCAGTTCTACAAGTGTCATAGTATTTAATTTAAGGTAAAATTACTAAATTTAATTTATCCGCTGACCATTGGTAAATCCAAGCATTGATTGCCATTGCAGGTTGGTCTCCCCATGCAACATAATCCGCACCATCAATGGTGAGATTTGATTGAGCAACCTGCTCACCCATTGATTCAACACCTTCAGCATCTACTACCTTGGTGAACAACTGCCAATAGTTCGTAGCTGAATTTTCATAGTTGTCATTAATGCAAGTAACTTGAAAATACTCTGCTTGTTTGCTTTCGCCATTTACCCATACATTGATAGGTTCGATTTTTTTTGCCATTTTATTTTATTTTAAAAGTTTACCCATGTTGTGCCATTGTAATATGACATTTGATTCAATGTTGTATCGTATACTTGCAACCCTGCCGCAGGACTACTGATTGCGTTCTTTTGTGTAGTTGTCATCCGAGGTGGGAGGAATCCACTTGTAGTAGAATCAATTTGCACCATTGCTGATGCGTTTGCAGTTGACCCATTAAAAATATAATTTCCACCTGTTAAGAAAAAACTTGAAGCACCTCCCCAATTTAAAACAAATTTAGAATTAAATGAACTATCTAAAATGCTATATGTAGTTGAAAAACCCCTGACATATACGCTTGTTCCATATTTTATATACCCTCCACTATTTATTACAATTGCATTATCACTTGAAGCAGGTGTAAGAGTTAAAGTCCCACTCACCCTTGCCGTTCCGTTGACATCCAATAAGAATGTTGATTCGGTAGTTGTTCCAAAAAGCAATCGCCCTGCTGCGGTGAGTCGCATTCTTTCGGAATATGTTATAGTGCCACCAGCAGTTCCACTTGGTGCATTAAGCAGAATTATATTACCTGAATCATCAAATGCTAAAGCACTTGAAATGCCATTGTTTTTGTAAACATTATTTGTGCCATTAAAATATCCATTATTTAATAATGTTAAATCATTAGCAACTGTTGCTGAACTAATTGCACCTGCTTGACCAATAAAAGTAAAAGCATTTGTTGATGATAATGTACTTGGTATTGTGCTTCTTAATCCTAAAGCACCATTAGCGGAGATTCGCATCTTTTCTGATGAAGAACCGCCATTTGTAAATAATCTGAATGGAGCATTCAATCCTTCAACCGAAATATCAAAACCACCAGTTGAACCACTGCCCGATGTAAGTCTATTTGAATTTGCTGCACCACCACCGCCAGTCCAACCTGAACCATAATTGGTAATATACATTGCGTTATATGGCGAAGATGTTGGAGTTTGTCCAATTTGAAATGCAGTAGCAGCACCAGTTCCAGTATTACTATTTGCAATAACAATACCTTCAACTCCATTTACATTTGAACGCACATCTAAATTATATGCAGGTGATGTTGTTCCAATGCCTAACCTTCCCCCCAAATAATTATTACTTGTCCCTGCCCCATACAATCCCCAGCCGCTATTGTTTGACCATTCAATTGACCGCCAATCAGCAGCGGCAGTTAAGGTTGGGTTAACGTACAACCCACGAGTGATGCCGTTTGCACCACCTGTTTGGTTGATGGTGGATTCTAAAAATGCAATAGAAAATGTTCCAGTACCACTTGTAGGTGCAAAATTTGGTCTGCCAGTTGTTCTTAAATGAGAAAATTCGCCACTCGTATGCGTTATATTACCACCATAAAAAGCATGACCTACTCCTGAACTTGTTCTATTTCCTGTTGCGTACAATATTCCACCGCCACTTGAAACAAAATTGCTTCCATCGTTACTCGCCCCTATTCCGTTGTTCGCATCACTTGATAAATTTATGTAACTTTTTTGAACTCTTATAACTCCATCATTTCTCACAGTAAGCATTGCAGTTCCTGCACTATCTTGAATACTCAACGCACTTGTCGCACTCGTTGCTCCACTTCCCCTAATGTACGCATCACCCTGCACCTGCAAACGCTGACCGCCATCGGTGGTAGTACCAAGTAGCAATCTGCCACTTCCATTTAATGTCATTTGTGGAGTATTATCATAACCTCCGATTATAAATAATATCGGCGAAGTTCCACCAGTTGCTAAATTACCATCAGTTAAAAAAATAACAGATTTTGTTCCACTGACTGCAAAATTATTTCTAAAAGTTACTGCTCCAAATGTTGTACCATAAGTCGCAAAACTACCACCCTCATTATTATTATTTAAAAAAAATGCTGAACTTTTACCACTGGTGTTGGTATTTTTTACATTTAAAGAATTATAAGCAGGTGATGAATTATTAATTAATATATCTATACTTGATGCAGGTGTATTCATCCCAATCCCCAACCTTGCATTCGCAGCATCCCAAAACAAATTATTTGAACCCGTCTGCGAACTCGTTCCGTTCCAATATGCAACTTGTCCCGTTGCAC